GTCGAGTTTCTCGACTCCGTGACGAAGAAGACTGTGTCGATCGTCTCCAGCTGGGGCGTTATGAAAACGGACCTTGCTGGCCAAGATCTGGTGACTTCGCAGAGAGTACAGGCTGCCTTTCTAACAGCCTGGGTAACTGCGAATACCGACAAGATCCTTACGAGACAGTCGTAGGTTTACTACGAATGGCTTACTGGATTGTGATTCCATGCTTAGTCGCAGCAATGCTGCTAACGGCATGTTCTGTCACGACTTGTGGTATCGACAATTGTGTCGAATCATCGGTTATATTGCGGCCAAACGTTCCTGATTCCCCCTAAACTGGGGGTTCCAAACGGATAGGCGTCTTCTTACCATGATAATCATGAATAAGGAGATTAGTCATGTCAACTTTACCTCATCTATCTTGTATCATTGCTGATATAGGGAGGTGGGACAAGTCGTTACATGATCCTCTGCTACTCGATCTTAAAAAGGTCGAGCAACTTGTTGTATCTAGAGGTATAGGGGTTGTCATGATTGACTTCCCCGATGCATGTAAAGTTTTTGATGCATCACTCTCTAGAGCTATCTAGACTTCCAGAGTATGCCGAACTTGTTCGGCTTTACAAAGGATGGAATAGGTAGTAAGACGATCTTCAAAGTTCTTTGGGATCGTTTATTCACAAGTTCTGGTATGCTGTTTGCAGATTCTGATGTAAACGACATATTCTTCCTTCGCCAGCTTCTATTGCTGTACAAGAAGGTTGATATGCCAGCCCCGATAGTAATATCGTTAAGGCAGTCTCAGAATTTCAAGGTATAGAAAGCTCTATGAGAAAGGCAACCCTTCTATGGAATACCATAGATGAGTTTGTCCCTGATAGCTCTCTTTCTGTCCATGATGCAAACCTCTCGGAACCTCTTTTCGGAAAACGGAAACTTCCGTTTCGCCTTTTAGAGGCTTTGGAACGAGTACTGGATTTCACTTTCAGTGAATTCCCTCTTCTCGATCCAAATTCCGTTGTACCAAAGCATGGACCCGGTTCAGTTAGTGATCTCGGGACTGGTAAAGACAAATACCAGTTCCCCAATTGGCCAATGAAGCTGTCATCGGTATTCGAATTTGAAACATTCGGTATACCCAACTATAATTTCATTGGCGACCTCGAGCCTAGTGACCAAGAGTCTTATGCAAAGCTTATCGCTGTGCCGAAGACGCTCAAGTCACCAAGGCT